CGTGAATGTTTCGAACCCGCGGAAGTACGGGGCCGGCATCGGAAAAGTGAGGTAGAGTTCCCTGTTAAAGGACTCTCCCGATGCTTGAAGTCTGGGTAAACTTCCAGACTTAATATTGACGTCGAACTTATAGTTCGCGTCAAGCTTCCACCAAGACCAACTGGTTTTGTAACCGTGATCGAACGTCAACCCTATAGGCCGTTGAAGGCTGTCTAGGAAACGTCCGACGGGAACGAACCAGTCCACGACGAAGCTTAAAGGCAAGAGCTCCCAGCTGAGGGACAACGGGTTTGTAAGCCCTAGTTGTGTCAAGCTGAAAACATCCGGGTTGGATACCCGGTAACGAAGTTCACCTTTAATCTCACGTCGAGAATCCCACGCCATTCCTACGAGGATAGTTCCGGATCGAACCGGAGGTCTACCAAGAGGAGGGACGGGGAACGCAGCACTTGCGGTAAAACTGGTCGACCCGCGAAGGCCGTCAGTCGCAAGTTCGATAGCGGAGTATATATCACTTAGCAGCGGTAACCAACCGAACTGGTAGGCGAGCCAAACTTTTGCAAACGGTTGTTTGCGGGCTCTCCTCCGTGTACGGTTGAGCTGACTATTGGTGATAACTCCTCTTTCGTGCCGATAGAATCGCTTTAAGCGTCCGCGATAAAGTACCTGAGAGTCATCTGAATCAACAGTGACCCCAGGATCGTTCGCGCTTCGAGCAAGTTGGCCGAGAGAGAGGAAATCTCCTCGCCGGGCGGCTTTGGCCATCCGGTATAACACCTCAGCAGCGGCTTTAATAAAGTCGAGAGTCTCATTCAGTTCGCCAATCGTTTGACCGGCGTTCCAATTGTTACTCAAGACCTGCTGCCGAAGTGCACTATCGAGCAAGTTATGGTATTCTAGACCGAGGTCAGGGAGTTTGCTACCTTCGTAGCACCCATAAACCTCTCCAGGGTCTAGGACCACACTTAGCTGCTGGATTGCCGTTTCACCCCTAACTATCCGTTCGAACGCAGGCGATGAAGCCTGCGTCCTGTACGAGAACGGGAGTGACGTGCAACTGAAGAACCGACCCCAATAACTTGTGGGGTCGGAATAGGAGCCACCACTAGGTGTGGTGGGTATGGAATCTGCGCGAGCTCTGTCGATCACCACCAGAGGATAGTCATTGTAGGATTGGACTTTGCCAGTAGTGGCAACGACTCGTTCTACCCTGACCGTCTTGGTGGTTCTTCGGACATCTCTCGGCATTTTCCATCTCCCATCCTGGTGAAAGGGACTTACACTAACCGCTTCGTCCTAGGACGACAGCTGCTGGCATAAGCCGGCGGGACCCTTC